ATCAGGGTACACACCTCCCCTCATTTTTCTAACAACTGACCCATTTTTACTTTTACGCGTTAAACGTTTTTTTGGTTTAGTGCTTTTACGAGTTTTAACTCTTTTAGAGAGTTTTGAAGACTTAGAACCTTTTGAAGATTTAGACTTCTTCATACTATTTTTACGTTTGTAAGAAACAGGCATTTGAAATAATTAATAATTGAGAATAAAATTTAGAATTTGAAAAGTTTATATCAAGATATTTATATTATACAAAGAAAAAAATAAGTTTCTTTTAAATTAATTTTAGTTAAGTTTTTTCTAAAAACTTATTTTCTAAAAACTTATATCTTAATGTATTTAACTCTTCTTCTGTAAGTCCTCATTTATATTATGAAAAGTATGATGGAAACTTTTGTGTTAAAACTCCTAGTAAAGTCTCTTTATCTGTATATTTATCTTTATTAGCTTCATAAAAATTAATAAATTTTAATTTTTTTGTGCTAAAACTTGTATCTGGAATGTCACTTGTTTCTAATGTATTTTTCATAATGTTATTTTTAAATATTTTTTGTTTTTGATTTTTATTATTGGCTTCTTTTCTTGTTTTGTTATTATGTTTTTTTTTATGATACTATTATATATATTTATAAGTGTAGTAATTATATATTTATTATATTCAATATAAGGTTCTGTACTATTTTCTGTAACATATGCAGTGCTTGTTAAGTTAAATTCATTTTCCTGTTCTTCATTTACATGTGGGTCATAATACTCAATTTTTAACGTAACATCATTATTTTCAATTGTTTTTTCTATTAAAGTAAAATAGAAGTGTTTGTGTAAGTCTGGTGGTATATTTGGATTTGCAAATTTCATGAATGGTTTAAAAAAAGTTAATACTTGTGCTTCATCTATATTAGTAGGAAATTCGTATTCGGGTAAAAAATATAATTTTTTTTCTTCTAAATCTTTACCTTCAACCTTAATCAAGTTATTAAATTCATATTTATAAATTAAATATAAATATTCAATTTTGTTTTTCATGAAATCTAGATAATTATTAAAAACAATATCATCATCAATATTATATATTTTTTTAAAAGTATTAGTAAAATCTGGTTTATTATAGTATTTAAATAATAACATAATTTCAGCTAATATAAGTTTTGTGAATCTATCCATATTAGTTCTCATTATTTCAATAAATGCTTTTTCTTCAGGAGGAAGAGTTTTAAAAATAGTATTTATAAATTGCATTAAATTTTCATTTATTAACTTCCTATAATCTGTATTAGTTTGTGAAAATATAAACAAAGTTTGTAAATCGCGAACTATTAACGTTAATTCATCGAATGTTAAATTTGCGGGGATTGCTCTTAAAAAATCATCAGGGTACACACCTCCCCTCATTTTTCTAACAACTGACCTATTTTTACTTTTACGCGTTAAACGTTTTTTTGTTTTAGTGCTTTTAGGAGTTTTAACTCTTTTAGAGAGTTTTGAAGATTTAGAGCCTTTTGAAGATTTAGACTTCTTCATACTATTTTTACGTTTATAAGAAACAGGCATTTGAAATAATTAATAATTGATAATAAAATTTAAAATTTAGAAAATGTGTATTAAGATACTTATATTATACAAATAAAAAAATAAGTTTTTTTTAAATTAATTTTGGTTAAGTTTTTTCTAAAAACTTATTTTCTAAAAACTTAATTTATTCTTGTAAAATATTAATATCATAGCGATGAAGATTAAAATGTTCTTCTTCAATCGTATCTTTGGTAATAAATCGAACCACTTTGACAGGTAATTTTTGTCCTAATCGCACAGCACGTCCAATTGCTTGTGCTTCAATGGCTTTAGTAGTTTCCATTTGACTTTGTAATGCGTCAATAAAGACAATGTGGTTTGCTTCTGTAAGGTTGCTTCCACTATTACTACGCTCACTACTTAACATAATAACACGATAAGTATCATCTTTTTTAAATTTGTTAATATTTTTATTGATAACATAGTTATTGCCAGAACAATAGATAAATTTAATATTAAATTCATCTAATGTTTTACCAATCATTTTTAACATTTTATCATATTGACTGAAAATAATGACACGATTTTCTTTTTTTTCAAATAAATTATGTAAATATTCTACTAATGCTGACATTTTACTACCGTATTTATTAATACAGTTTGTTTTCCATTCACTGCCTAATTTCTGTTCTAAAGGTGTAAGTAGTTTAGGTTCAACGACAGCGTCTATTTTATTTTTTTCTTCATTTTCCCTTTCTTTTTCCCTTTCTTTTTCTAACTCGTCTTCAGGTTTTTTATTAACCATATCAATATTTGTAATATTAAGTGTTTTAGCATCAACAACACCACGACATTCAGGGCAATTAAATTTAGATGTTAAATTTTTAGATAATTTTTTAGCACATACTAGACAAAATATATGTCTACATAATGTAACAGCAATTTCATCTAAATCATCAAAACATATAATACAGGGGTCTTGTGTTTTATCTTTAATAAAATCATTGTTTGAAAATAATGTAATTTGATTATTAATACGTAATTTATCACTTTCATATAGATTTAATTTTTTAACATTTTTATGAATATCGTGTTTAATATGTATATGACCTAACATAGTAGCATATTCAGAACATTTTAAAGGTATAAATTCATTTTTATTCCAGTCTTTATTCCAAATGCGAAATAAATGATCTTTAATAATATATAAATTATTTGCTAAAATAATTTGTAATGATTCTGGATTATGACATACATCAAAAGCACATAAAACACTATATATAATTTCACAATGAGAACGTATTTTATTATTATCTAAATCTTTAAATTTACTATTAATCTCTTCTAAAAATTCAGGACTAATTTTTTCATCAAGATTTAAAGATGTAATATAATTAAGTAATTCAATCCAAGAATGTAATTTAGTTTGTAATTCAACATTATTTTTTATTAATTTAGTTTTCATTACATCTAATTCTTTTAATTGTTTATTAAATTTAGAAATCATATTAGAATTAAGTTGCTCTAGAGTTAATATCTCTGGTTCACTACTATTATCACTAACATCAGGATTTTCTAAGTCAATTTCATTATTAATTAGAATATTAGTGCACATTAAGAATAATGTTTTTAATTTAAGAGTGTCATTAATGTTTCTATTCGCACGAATACTATTGTAAATATTTCGTTCAATATTATTTTGCTCCACATAAATGATATCTTCTGTAAAAATGGGTATATTCAATAATGTTTTTACATCTTTTTTAAATGTTTTCTTAAATATATCATTTAATAATAAATCCATAGTTGTATTAGAAATTCCTGATGTATCACGTAAATATCTTATTTTACTAATTTTTTCAAGAGTAGTATCATTAGGATTATTTGTGTTTAAAAATTGTACTAATCCAGTTAATGTATCAAGTCCTTTTTCAGTAGGTGTTCCTGTCATAGCCCATTTATAATTTGCTTGTAAAGAACATAAATTTTCATATAAGAATTGATTATCACACGTAAGAGATTTTTCTCTATTAATAAGTTTGTTTACAGAAGATGAGAAGAATTTAACTGTTGGTGAAAGTTTTTCGTGTGCTTCATCAAGAATAACACGGTTCCATTTTATTTTAAAAATATTAAATTCATTCGATAATCTACAAATTTTACTATTTTTGCCATTAGTCGCATCATTAGTCTTTTCAGGTTGATGAAAAGTTTTAAATGCTTTTACTTTATTAGAGTGAATAATACTTTCAGTTTCACCTTCATAATATTGATTAAGATTATTATTTTCAAACTGATTAACATAACTTAAATAATTAGCATTAGATAATAAATTAATTGAAACAATATAAACATCATATAATTGTTCTGACATATATTCATTTTCAATAGTATCGGTTTTATTTGCCGATTTAGAATTATGACAATCTAAATATGTATTAGCATAATAATAAGTATCATCTTCTTCTATAACATCATCATCTTTTTCAATAACTACAGTTTCATTAATAGTATCAATATTAATTAAATTTTCTAAAGTAGTATTTACTGTAGCATCTACTTTAGCATCTATTGTATCATTAACTTCATTGTGTTTAGTTTCAATACTGACATTGTCACTAATTTTAGTACTATCTTTATGTGTAGAGGTTTTAATTCCTTTTTTTAATTTAATAAGTTTTTTCTTTTCATTTTTAATATTATTTGTTTGTGCTTTTAACATTAACTTATTAATTTTAAGTTGTGATTTTGATAGTTTTTCTTTTTTATCATTACTAGTATCAATAACATCATTAACACTACCATCATTAACACTACCATCATTAACACTACCATCATTAACACTACCATCATTAACACTACCATCATTAACACTACCATCATTAACACTTACATCATTAACATTTTTAGTTTCTAAAATAAGTTCATTATGAATAGTCTTATTTCTTTTAATAATTGGATTGATTGGTTTGTTTAGTTTTGATAGTTTAGTTTTTTTAGATGATTTAACATTAGAACTTTCAGTTTTAAGTTTTTGACTAGAAAATTCTCGTAATTCTTTTTCTAAAGATTTAATATTATGTATTCCTACTAATACTTTTGCTCTTAAATTAAATTTATCTTTAACATATTTCTCAATTTCACTTTCCCATTGAGAAGTTAATCTACTAGGAACAATAATTAAGTTATTGAATTCAAAACCTTTATCTAGAGGATCATTAAATGTTTCACATTGTTCTAAATTAGGAGTTTTTAATAACTCATTAACTTCTTTTTTATAATTATTGTATTTTAACATATCATGTTTTAATTTAATAACTAAATGTGAAATAATTGTAAGTGTTTTACCAAGTCCAACTTCATCACAAATTGCTCCGCCACAAAATTCTATTTTTTTATTATAGTTTGTTTTATAGTCAGATGGTTTAAGAATATTATCAATCATATTAAAATCATTATTATATAATCCACGATTATAATATTTTTTATTATTTGAATTTACTGATGCTATTAAACTTTTATTATTAGTAATATTAGTTGTATTTTTCATTACAATATAATATTTGCGTGTATCAAGTTTAATAATATAATCTTTATTAAGAACTTCAGGAATATATGATTTTAAAGTATATATAAAAGATTTAATAGCATCAATATCTTCATAATTATTATAGTTTGATAATGTATATGGATTTGAATAACATTCACTTATTATATTATGATTGTCTATTTTGTCTTCCAATTGAAGCATCCATAATAAATTATTTTTTTGATAATCAAATAAGTTTAAATTTATATTTTTATCTAAGAAACGACATAATTTTTTATATATGTTTGAGTTTGTATCAGATATTTCATATGTTTTATTAATTTCATGATTAGTAATTTTATAATTATCATCATTATATTTATTTTCAGTAGTAATACTAAATAATCTACTAAGTGTAAATAAATCTGCTTTTAATTTCATATGAATTAAATCATTTAAAACTTGTTTAGAAACATAAAATTCAAATATATCATTTCTTTTATCTGTTATATTATCATATGAAAATAAGAAAATTGGATATGGTTCTATAGTTTCACTTTCATCATTACTTTCATCATTACTAATTTTATTATAAGTTAATCTAGAATAATTATTACATACATATCGGAGGTATAATAAAGTTTTATAACTATTTAATTCTCCTTCGAATGTTAATTTCAAACCTAAATTTGTAGTATATAATACATGTTCTTTAAAATAAGGGTCAATTTTTAATAATCTACTTTTAAGTGTATCAATTTCAAATTTATGTAAATGTATGTGATGTCGGTGCCTTATAATACAACTATCATTTTCTGTTTTTGTTCTTAATAATTTTTCTAGTGTAATATTAATTTTATTAATTTCATTATTATAATAAATTATTTCATCAAGATATTTATTATGATTGATTTCTATTTTATTACAATTATAATTAAATTTAGTATCAAATGCTAATCTAAGTGGTAAAGCGTCTTTATAATTAATATTTATAAATTGCTTTTGTGTAATATATAAATATGAAAATACATTAAAATAAATATTTTCTATTTTGTATGATTTTAAATCAGTTGTTTTATATTTAATTTCATTATTAATAATAATTTTATGATTTGTGAATACATCAACAACATTATCAGGTTGTTTATAAATATCATTCCAAATTTGAATTACTAATGCGTCATTTTCAGTTTTATAAGGAATAATAGATTTAGTAAATAAAGATTGATTTTCATATCCATTATGATTAAATAAATTATAATCAGTATCATAGTCAATAGTTTCACTAAATAATAGTGTATTTAATAGAATTAAAATATTTTTAATTATTTTATCATTTAACATATTACTTTTTTCATAGTTTAATAAACTTTGATTAAACGTTGATTTATTAGTATTCACTGTTTTATATGTATCAAATTCAATGTTTTTATAAAAAGTTAATAAATTATTTAAAGGAATTGTTAAATATTCAGCAAATATATAGTTTGTATTTTCATCATTTTGATAATTACAACCAGTGCCATTAAATAAAATAGCATTTGCTTTATTATAGTAATTACAAGTTTGATTTAATACATAATAATTTGGATAATTAGTGGTTTTATGTTTTTTTCCAACCCAATCAACTGTTTTTGATACCATTGTATAATGTGTTTTATCAACATTGTTAATTTTTATAAATAATTCATTTACTAATGTAAATTTAATTAAAACAATATCATTATATTTATTAGATAGATATGCATCAGTATCATTACAATTAATAATATTAAAAATTTGTGAAAGTAATTTATTTACAGTTATTGTATCATATTCTTCACTTAATTGTTGTTTAATATCATTCATTAACTCAACTTTAGAATTTGGTTTATAATAAGCATAATATTTCGTGTCCATTTTATAGTTTGATAGAAGTTATTTAGTTTTTAGCCGTGTTTATTCTTTTTAATAAGTTTTATATATAAGTTATAGTTTTCAAGTCTTTAAATTAGATTTTTTATAGTATAAATTAATACTATATATTCTAATATGTAGATTACAAAATGTTAAAAATAAAATAAAAAATAATAAAAATCAATTTTTAAATAGTGTAAAATAATAATTTTAATTATAAACTATAATTACTCTATAAACTATAGTTATTATACAAACTATAAATACTCTATAAACTATTAATATATTCCCTCTATAAACTATTAATATATTCCCAATTTAAATCTTTACATATGTTTTTCCATATTTGGTCTTGTTGGTGTAATTTTGTGCGTGATTTTAACAATTGAAAACAGGCTAAATATTCATCTAGTTCTAGTAATTCAAAGAATTTATACATAACATAATTATAGGATAAAAAATTTTTTCTTTCAACAGGGCAATATTTTTCAAAAGGTATTTGAATTGCTTTAAACATTCCTCTAATAATTTCTTCAATTTCAGGAGCAATGACTGGTGGTGGTAATCCATTTAATTGATTTATAATATAAGGTATGTGTTCATAATAATCATTTTTCTTGATTTTTTTAAGTATGATTCTCATTTTATCTGGTGTAATTAAAGACATATTTTTAATACGTTCTTTTTTAATTTCAACAATAATATCATTATAAACTGTTTCTGGAATATCAGTTGTTTCTTTGGCTTGAAATTGTGCTAAAAATTCATTTAGATGATTAATACGTTTATAGCAAAATGAGGTCATTTCTTTAGGAGGTTCTTTAAAACTTGGTTTATCACTATCTACAATTATATTTTCAATATAGCCACAGTTAGGACACGTAAGTTGTCCCGAGTTATTATGTAAAAGCATTTCAATAGAACATTTTATACATTTATCAAAATAATTTTTATTCTTAGAGTCATTAGTTGTATTAATATAGTTTTTATCTATTAATTTCATAAATTTATCATAAATTATATCTTTATTTATATTTTTAACTATTTTATTATCATTATTTAATATTGTATTTAAAATATCATTTTCATATTTATTATTATTATCATCTAAATTTTCATCTTTATATTTATTGACATCTAAATTTTCATATTCTGTATTGTTATATTCAGAATTTTCATCTTCATAGTTATCATCTTTAACATTGTCATCTTTAATATTGTCATCTTCAGCATTTTCAGTTTCAGCATTTTCATTTAAAGTATTATAATTATGTTCTTGATTAACAACATTATAATAATTATTAATTAATTTACCTGTTTTTAACATATACTCATTTTGTTCAATATTATTTTCTATTTTATAAATTTCGTTTTCTATTTCTTTTTTTTTATCATCATAATCCCATATTTTTTGTTGTAATTCAATATTAATTATAACTTCAGACGCATTTTTATTATTTAATTCAATAAGTTTATTATTTATTTTATTCAACTCTTTATAATAATTATTTAAATTATCTTTATTATTTGTAAATGATTTTAATATATTATTATGTTTTGCGTCAAGAGTTTGCCTTTCGTCTATTAGTAAGCGATTTTTAGTTTTGTTTTTAAAAGCCATATAAATATTTAAAATAATAAAAAAATAATTAAACTATTACTATACTTAATATAATCTTTAAGTATAATATAAATATATAAAACAATTATTAATAATTAATACGCAATTACATACTATATACTTTATATTATATAAATTACACTATATAATTTAAAATAGATAATTTACACTATATAATTTAAAAATATTAAATATGAAAAATAAAAATTGATTTATAAAGTATAATTTTATCGTATCTATAAAATAAATATACTAAAAATATTACCTAAAATGTCATCACCAAATGAACCAACATCTTTTACAGAAACAATAACTAAACATTTTAAAAAAGATAAATTAACAATAAATGTAAGTGATAAACCTTCTATTGAAGATTTAAAACAATTTGAAAAAGAAGAAAAATTTTGTTTTAAATTTAATAATAAAGCAAAAAATGCATATATAGATTGTCATAAAGACGAAGATTATTATATGGATTTTTATAGAACATTTGGAAAACCCTATGTATATGGATTATATGAAAAAAATAATGAAACTAAAGAAAGTAAAATTATTGGAACAGTTAGTTTAGTTTATCGTTATGATACAAAAGTATGTCATATTATGGATTTAAAAATTAAAAAATCTCATCGGGGAACTGGAGGTGTAAATAAATTTGTGCGTTCTACATTATTTAATCGAGTTTTAAATAATAAAGGCTACTATGCTATTTCTATGAATACAAATACAATTATTGAAAATTTAACATCTAAAATGGTATTACCTAAAATGAAAAATAGAGGTAAAATGTTTATCTATGTTATTTCATTTGATGAATTAAATAAATGTTTAACATCATTATCTTCTTTCTATTGTAGTGAAATTGGATTTATAGATAATAATAAAAGTCGTATGTTTGTAGATAATACAACAAAAAAAGGATATAAATTATTACATTTACATCATAATGCTGATTATAGAGAAGAAATTGATTTTACTGAACCACAACGTGGATATCATTATTGCTTTTCTATTCACGAAAGTAATGAGTATATTATACAAGAATTAAAAGAAAAATTTAAAATTACATCAAGTTCAAGTGCTACTATTTATAGTAATGACTTTAAAACCGATTGGTCAAAATTTGTTAAAACATTTGAAATTTGAAGTTTTACCAAAATAAGTTTTGGTTAAGTTTTTTTTAAAAACTTATTTTTGGTTAAGTTTTTTTTAAAAACTTATTTTTGGTTAAGTTTTTTTTAAAAACTTATTTTTTAAAAACTTAGTTCGATACCTAAAAATTCACTTTCATAAAGTTTAAATATTTTTCTATCTTTATCACCATTTAACAATCCTTCTTTTAAAGTTTCATTACTCATTAAAAATTCAAAGAAGGTTATAAATTTTTTAAGTCTATCCAGAATGATTTCATTTGTATAATCACTATCATAATTAACTTCATTAATATACATCGTTCGCACTCCTTTTTTATTCGTATAAGATTCAACTAAATATGCTTTTTCAAATCCTAAAGAATGTAAATAGAGTTGGACTTGGATATTTTCATAATCACGCACTTTTTTAAATAAAGCTTTCTGTCGCATTTTAGCCTCAACCAATTCATTTTCAGTTGTAATACCATCATATTTACCAATAAGACACCAATCAATTGGTAGTTTAGGATTTTCAATACTCATTGGAATATTAACCCAAGCTTGAGTATTTTGTAATGTTTTTTCACTTAATCTACAAAATTCGTCTAATACTGAATCTTCATTTGTAATACCGTGTTGTTTATTTGTAATAGAACATACTTTATTAGTTAACTCTGTTTTTTGTTTTTCTGTTAATTGTGTTTGTTCGTTAATATATTTTTTAATATCTTCTTGTTTAGTAACCATATCATTACTTGTTTTAGATGTATTTGAATTAAGTGCTTTGACTTGTTCTAAAATAGTTGTTCCGGAAGCATTATCAATTTCCCAAATATCATTATATTCATTTGATGTAGCAATAGTTTCTTTTTTATCTTTTAATTTTTGTTCTACTAATTTAAAATCATCAGGAGCATATTTACGCCATAACTCACACGTATTCTTTGGAAAATTATTGTAATTGTCTAATCCAATAAGTGGAGCAATTTGAGAAATAGAAATAGTTAATCGTTTTGACATTTTATAATAATTATATATTATTTATAATTATAATTATATTTATAACTATTAAATAATAGTGAATATTTATTAAATAATCTTTAGTATTTATTAAATAAAAGTTTAAAATTATTTTTAAATCAATTTTTATAGTAAATAAAAATACATAAAATTAGATTAATTATTTTTTGCTTTTGCTTTTGCTTCTGCTTCTTCTGCATCTAATCTTCTTTTCTCTTCTAATTCAGCCTCTATTTCCTTCATATCAACACATTCACCTGTTTCTGGGTCACATACCATAGAACCTTTTTCACTACGTGATTTAATTGTAAGATGTGCTAGAGTAAATACTAATCCTGGAACATAAAATAAACTTGTTAAAATAAAACTATATACTATTTTATTTATATTTTCAAATTGAAATAATACTTTTATAGTTTTCCAAGTTATGTATGGAAATTCATCTAGTAAAAAATCATTAACTATTTCTAACATTTCACCTAAAGGTGGAAAAATAACTGTAAATAAAATTTTAATTATATTAGTAGGTATTACAACAATACCATGTCCAATACCACCATAGAGAGACTTATCAAATAAATCATAATCATTAGCAGCAATTTTATTTTCTACAAAATCATTTTCTGGAAAATCACTCATTTTTTATTTTACTTATATTATTATTTTATAATTATTTTTATTTTATTACATATTTTATAGTAATATTAAATTATATATAAAAATTATTATTATTTATTATTTATTATTAAAATAAGTATCTTTATATAAAAATGCTTTATCTTTATCAGATATATTTCTTAATGTATAAACTAAACCAGGTATATAGAATAATGTAGTTAATATAAAACTATAAACTATTTTATTTAAATTTTCATATGTAAATAAATTTTTAACTACTTTCCAATTTATAAAAGGAAAACCAATTGTTAAATCATTACCAATACAATTCATAATTTCTCCTAAAGGTGGGAAAATTATAGTTATAATAATTTTAAAAAAATCAGTAGGTAAGCAAAAACTACCATACCCTAATCCACCATACATAACTTTATCATATAAAGTCCATTTAGTTAAATCTATATCATTTTCCATTTTATAATTAATTATTTATATTTAATATTATATTTAATATTATATTTAATATTATATTTAATATTATATTTAATATTATATTAACTTTAATATTGATATAGATTTTTTTATATATTATAAATTAAAAAATTTAAAATTAATATGTAAATTTTATACCTAAATAAATAAAAAAAGTAAGTTTAAAAAAAACTTAGAGCAAAATAAAATATAAGACCTATTATAACAACAAATCCAATTGTGCTATAAAATGCTCCAACGTCTTTATCATCTATATCTATATCAGTATGTTCTTTATTATATTTGCTTAATTCGTGTGCTTCATATTGGTCAGCATATCTATTATTTGTCGTAACTACAAATGTATAAATAATTCCTGCTAAATAATTTACATATGTTAATAATAAACATACAAGTATCGAAAACCATCCATACAATCCTTTACTTAAGAATATA